TGAGCTTGTTTTAATGTCTTGCCCTCTTTCATCAGCAAACGTATGTTGCCAGAGATAGTCTTTTGTGATTTGCCTTTTTTAAGTGGCATAACTAAACTACAACTATGCTTACTATAACTATCACCACCCCATTAGGGGATATTGAAATACAACATTCAAACAAAACAGCAAAGGCTTTAGGCAATCAGAGGGCTGTTAATTTCTGGAATATAGATGTACAGAATGGATTGTTTGGGGTTCATGGTCATATCTTTGACCCAGAGTTTTGCGATATAGCAGACGTTATTTCAGCAGCTATAGGTTCTGTTGGTTTATCAAATGTAAAAGTGCCAGAGAAATCAAGATTGCAAGCTGTCAAAGATTTAGAAAGCTATCCTGACCCTAAAGATTCCCTGCCCTAGACATACCAACTACTAACTCAAATAAATCTGGGTGCTTAAATATAAGTGTTTCCATATTTTCAACATCTGCAAAAGTTTCTACACTCATTGTTAAAACCTCAGATGGATTTATTGTTCCTTTTATGTAATCAAAAGAATAATCATACATATCATATACTTTTCCCATATATGCATCTTTATATTCATTGACAAAAGCAAGTTCTTTATCTTTATACCCTCTATTTCCAGTTATGTTTTTAAGTTTATAAATAGGTTTTTCAAGTTTTTCAGTCATATTATAATTTGCCCTTGAATTAGGTTTTGCTAAAAACTTTTCTCTCACTTCTTTTTTAAGTCCAAGCTTTCCTTTCTCTCCAAAAGCTTTGTCAAACTTCCACTTGTTCATACCAATATTTAATTTAGGATTTGCAACTTCAACAACATGAGTTATTTCATGGAAAGTAGTTGACTTATTGACAACACCCGATCTGTTTACACCTGTTGTAAATGTTCCTTTCCAAAATCTACAAGACCCTCTTTGTGCTTTTCCTATTGTGTTAACTGCTGGAACACCATTTGCAGCCTCAGTAAATCCAGCACCATTAAACATTTTGACATACTCTTTGAAATAACTTTTTATCTGTGCCTGTTGTGAGGCATTAAAAGAACTTGAAATACTTACTTGATTTACAAACTTGTTAACTTGTACATCTGTAAGGCTTGTCTCAAGCATTTTATTTCTTAATTTTTCTAAGTTTTTACTAAAAGATACTCTGTAACTTGTTAATGAGTCAGCAGCTTTATCGTATTTTGCTATTAATCCAGCTTGTAACTCTAATTTAGTATTTGAATTAACATTTGCTGCCGCTTGTTTGAAGTCAGACTCAAGTTTTTTAAATTTAGCTACATCAAGACCACCCACCTCGTCCATCAATGCTTTACCATCTTTTCTTAATTGATCGAAACTTGAATCAACAAGCCTTCTTTCAAATCCAACAGGTTTCGCAACAGGTTTGGGAGTTTTTGTTCTAATTGTTATATCTCTGGGCTTGCCATACAATCTTTCCAAGTCTTTCAAACTTCTTTCGCTTCCATCTTCCCTAACCATTTTCCTGATAGCCTTCTGCCCTGACCCTTCCTTCTTTGCCAAGCGTTCAAAATATCTCACTTTTTGTTCATTACCTAAAGTCTTGACTTTTAGTTTCTTGTCTTGCCCCAAAAGCCAGTCACCATACTGAGTGTCCTGTGGTACTCTACCAGTCCCCTCTCCTGTAGGTCGGGTTACAACTTTGCCTTTGGGTGGCGGTGTTAGGTCTTTGAACTCTTCTCTTTTTCTAAGTCCTTCATAATCAACAACAGGAACTGTAGTAGATCGGCAGTTGAAATGCTGTGGTGGTGTAGGCCCTTTGTTGTATGCAAACTTTCTACCATCAAGCCTCCGACATATTGGACTTGTCCTACTATCAAGCGTTGCCACATACTCGTACTTAGGAGCAACCTTACTGTTAGCTGCATAAACAGCCTGTGATGCTTGGTTCTGAACTTGGTTTACAGATGTTCTGACTATGGTTTGAATTTGATTAGTAGATAATTTTATAAGCTCTCCACCAGCTTGTGATATTTGTTTTACAGATGTAGGAAAAGTTCCAAATTCTAATTTACCTACCATGCGTCTAGCTATTTCCTGTGTTGACTCTCCACTAAACACCCCTTGCCTTATGTGCCTTGCAAGACTCTCTTGCTGTCTTGTTGCTATTCCTCTAAATGCTTTCTCGACTGTTTCTCCATTTGGCAAAGTCATTGATGCCCCTTGAGTAGCGGTCAGATCAAACTTGCCCTGTCCAAACTTGGCAAAAGAATCTTCTTTAAATGCTTTGCTAGTAAATACATTGACCTTAGTGGGGTCTGTACTAACAAAAGAATCTGCATACTTTGGACTGATAGCAACTGAATTAATTGGAATATTTCCTGATTTAGTTACTTTTTTTAGTTCATTCTGCACAAAGTTAGTCTGCAAGTAAGCTAATCCTTGCAACTCTTTTTTAAAATCTCTTGCTGTAGCACCAGACCACTTATTTAAACTAGACTTTGCCTGACTGATTATTGATCTAAGTCTTTTTCTTGTTTGCGGTGATATTACAACCCCTTCCCCTGCGGCTTGCTGTCTGAGGTCAATCTGTTTGAGTTTCTTTGCTGCAACAATAATTACATCAGAGTAAGTAGTCGCATATTTTCTTGCTACGGCATTGCTATACCTGTTTAGATCAATAGTCTCCCTAAAAAATACCTCTGGAATACTCATCTATCATTCTTCTCCCTCTTCCTCCTCCTCTTCTAGTTCTTCGTCAGGTTCTTCTGGTGGCTCTACTTCTGTAAGACCTCCCTGCTGTGTTCCTTCGATCTCTTCCTCTACATCAAAGTCATCACCTAATACCTCACCAGCAGATAGTTGATTAAGCAATGTTTCCTGAGTGATAGTTCCAGCAGTGAACAATGTTAGCAATGATGTTATCTCCTGTGGTTGTAATCTTGAAGAAACAAAGTCCCTGTTAACAAAACTACTGCCAGCATTAGGTTCATTCAAATATTCACTATGAAACTTAAGGCAATTATCAATCAAGTCTTGCATCTGCTGTGCAATGACCATCATTGTGCTGTCATTCTGTGATCTGTCTATTCGCTTGGCCTCTGCTGACTCACCTACAAGTTTCTGTCCAAGTACTGCGGCTAGTGATAATGTATTGATTTGTTCTGCAATATCTTTCAATCTTGTGAACTGGCTGTCATAGCTATCACCAGATGGGCTGATATATTCCATGCGTGACTCAGGTGGCAATGATAGTGCCTCATTAGGGCCTGTTGTTATCTCATCTGCATTTGGATAGCCAAACACTGCAAGCATAGGAACAGAACTGATATGCAAGATGTTGTCCAAATCAGACTGTATCTGATAATGCTTGAGGTTTAGTTCTGCAATGTCATACAAAGGACTGCGGCTTTCGTAGTAACCAACTCTGTTGGAGTAAGCAATAGCAAAAGGAATCTTATCTTTTAAGCTCATTTCACCTTCATCAAATAATTTATATTCATTCTTTTTGTCATCTTTCCTGTGGATTTCATATCTACCCCTTTCCAATACTCTGATCTGTTTAATGATCTTGTCACCATACTTTCCATCTGGTTCAACAACCTGTTCCAATAGACGCAACTGTGTGAGTTGCCTTACACCATCTATGATCTCAGACCTAAAACCTAGAATATCTTTTGGTGTATATGTCACCCAATATGGTCTGGTCTTGTCCCCTTCTTTTGGTGCATCTACTAATACTCCAACATGACCAAAGCTGATTGCTAGTCTTGCTGTGTTGTATAACCAAACATTAAGATCATTACCCTCAAGGTCAACATCAAACAACTGTTCTCTTACTAAGTCAGATACATCATCAAGTCTTACTGGCTTTCTGACCAACATACCTGAGAGCATCTTTTCAATACGCTGCAAATATGGCACTACTGTTGATCTACTTAGCCTTACGTCATAGCTATCATCTGTTTCTCTTGCTTCCTGTGGCAAATACTTCCTATGTTCACTCCTGATCTTGTATGTTCCTTCCTTCAAATCTGTTATCAAATCCCAAAACTGACTCATTCTCTGATAGGCCGCATTAGGGCTTGCAACTGTGGTAGCAGCTTGTGTTATGGGCTGGTTGTAAATATTTAGTGAGCTATACACAGTTTTGCCTCAATACTATCATGTTCTTAATATATTCTAATCCCTGTAGCTTT